ATTAATTCGTCTTTTTCATTTGGTTTCATCTTGAGTTCGGAGAAAACAATTTCAACATCTCAGCACGTGAGAGTCGACGCGTAAATTGATCAGGGGTAACACCAGACTTCTTCAATCGATTCTGAAAATCAGCATCGTCATATATCCCAGAATTTTCAAGAAATTCCTCCCATGCATCGTCTTGAGTAAGTCCAAACGACCTTTCCATGAACTTAACTATGAGAGAAGATAAAAAATCCCAGGCAGCTTCATTAGTTCCTGCCGAATCAATAAGAAGTCCTATCCATCTAGAAGGCCAGATGAGCGGGTTGGTAACTTCTTTCGCAGTTATTGCTGCCTTTGAGAAGTAATCGGTAGTGGGTCGAAAGGGCATGGCAAATACACCAGGGACACCAGCTTCCTCAAACTTCACGAAACTACGTTTCAGATAATTCAATCCTGGACGTTCAACAAAAGTGTTGAGAGGACGTCCTTGAGGGTCTCTATGGGTGAGAATGGTGGAAAAAAAAGGATCTTGCCCAATATGGACACGACACTCATCACGCTTAAGGGTCAACCCCCAATTCTTGGAAAAGAATTCTTCAATGAGACCAAACTTCCATTCGATACCTTGATGGTCAGTCTTGGTTCTAGTCATAAACTCAACGATAGTCTTCGGATAAGCAAGGATACAATTGTCACCATAGATTTTACCTTTCTTTTTGCAAGCAACAAACGACGCTTCAAGGTCGGGACGCTCTCTTCGAAGGATACGATGAAGATAAAATTCAAAGGTGCGATTTGCAACAGCAACATATAACGAATCCCCCCACGATGTCCCGTACAGACCGGAAAACATGACTCCAATCACCCATCGGTATTCATTTCCAACCCATTTCACAAGTGTGACAGCAACAGAGTCAGCGCTGTCTGTCATAAAGGCACGCATAATCTCACGAGCAAAAATTTGTCCCTCAGTTAACTCTTCCGTCCGCTTAACACGGGACATACAAAGTGAGAACAACAAAGTGAGCATCCCGGGAAGAAGAGTTTGGTCAAGTTTTGAGAAGTCATACTCAAAATACCCCATATGTGGATCATAAGCACCAAGTTCTTGTGCAAGAGCTTCGGCTCCTCCTCCTGCCCACTTAAACCCGATGCCAATCCTTCCTCTGCCGTAAAACTGGGGGAATATGTCGACATACAAAAGTTTGTCAATAAGAAGCTTGAGCATAGACATAATGAAGAAAATCCTAGTCTTTTTGACATCATCAAGAGGGCCTTTAACTTCGGCTTTGACAGCTATCTTAGCCATAGTTCGCGGGAACCAGTCAACACTGTATTTCCCGACAGAAATCTCAGAAGCCACTTTCTTAGCAAGGTCATTCAAATTGTCTTTGACGCTGAGGTACGCATTCTCTTGGTGTCCAGTGTTGACAAATTGCCAGATGACGTCGTCGAGCTTCTCCTCATATTGGGCAACATTCAAATATCCACATGATACTCCTTTCTTAAAAGGAATAGCCGCAATAGCAGCAGGAGTAAACTGACAGGGGTCAAGTAGTTCAGAAGGGCAATGGGCAAACATCTGGGCAAACGCAAGGACAATATCTTTGGCAAACAAAGGTTGAATGTCGAGTGGTTTCTCTCTATAATGATCTATTGGACGATCCATGACAGGCCATAATCTATTCTTGAGAATGTTCTCTAAAGCAATGCGAACGCCTTCAGCGGATCCACCGGTGATGAAGGCTCCTAC